AGGGAGTCCATTACGTTGAAGATAACTATGAAAGCCCATCGCACCAAGGCCAACCGCCCGTTCTCTATATGCACTATAAGCGGCTCTTGCAAAGCCTTGTTTACTTTCTCCAACATACCCCATAAACTCCTCTAGTGTATCCACAGGTTTGTGTGGATATTCGTCTACTGCATTATCAATAAAATGCTCCAGTGTGTTGTCCAGCATAGTAATTAGATCAGGTATAAACTTTTCATTTTCATGCCACTCACTAAAGTATTCTAAATTAACACTTGACAAGCAGCATACTGCTGTACGTTCCTCGTTTGTTGGCAAGGTAATCTCAGAGCATAGGTTACTCTGCCGTACACTCAGTCCTAAGCCCTTCTGCTCCTGTGGTAGATACTCATTACAGCGGTCTGTGTTGACAATGTACGGCTCACCTGTCTCTGCTCTGGTGTGTATTAGCTGCCACCATAAGTCCCGCGCTGGGACTGTTTTGATTGCCTGCTTTGACTTAGGATCAATCAGACGCCACGGCAAGTCATGTTCTACTGAATAAAGAAAGTCATCAGAAATATTAACGCCGTTATGTAGATTAAGACACTTGCGGTTAAGATCCCCACCAGTAGTCTTTCGCATAGCAATAAATTCTTCAATTTCTGGATGGCTGATGTCCATATACGCCGCATAAGCACCTCTCCTTGTTACTCCTTGGTTGAAAGCCAGCATTTGACTGTCAACTACGTGCATAAAAGGGATACTCCCAGTTGATTGGCTCCCGTTAGAAGTAGCCACACCGTTACTGCGAACAGCGCCCCAGTACCCACCCAGACCGCCCCCGCTGGAAGTGAGCCAAATGTTTTCATCATAGTGAGCTGATAAACCACCTCTGGAATCAGGCACAAAATTAAGAAAGCAGCTAATAGGTAAGCCACGAGTCGTTCCTCCATTGCTTAGTATTGGTGTGCTGAACATGAACCAGCTTTTACTGGCGTAGTCATACAGGCGTTGTGCTAGATCAAAGTCAGTGACACCGTGATAGGTAGCACTGTACACAGAGGCGCGTGCAAAGGCTTCCTGTGCATATGTCTCGTCTTGCCAGAAGTACCTGTCCTTCAGCGTATTCAGAGAGAAGTCATTTAGGTCTTTCTCTCTTTCGTAGTCTATAGTAATCCCAAGGTAGTCTTGAGTGCCTGTCTTATACTGCATCTTGATTGTCCAACAAAAACTTCATCAATCGTTCTTCATACCAACGTGCTTTGCGTAGGTCTTCAAACGGCTTCTTTTTGTACCTGAATCTCCACCTATATTTTAACGCATTTCCGCGTAAATAGCCAATGTATTCGTCTTTGTTTAGCATTGCCTCTATAGCTTCTATGCACTCTATACTGCCATTGTTGTAGTGGGGTGGGTTGTCCACCATGTCAGGAGCAGACTCAGCTATATAGGCAGGGGCAGACTCAACAGAAAAAACGTCATGCACAAACTTATCTCCATACAGGGGATGGTCATTTGGCGCGTTGTCTTCTTCTCCCTCGTCCCAATGCACTTGGTATCCGTACTTCTTGTTAATTCTAGTCCATGCGTCTGGACTTTCATCATCAATAGAAGCTTCCGGTGTAAGCCTCGTCTTCTTCGTCTGTGTCTGGTCTTGTGTCATCTTGTAGTTCTTCCTCAAATTGTTCTAATCGTGCTATTAATTTATCTTCAAACCTGTCTAGTATTTCTTCACTAGATATGTCAAGGGATTCTATCAGGTCATCAGGGTCATAGCGTTGCAAAACTCTTTCCTTAATCTCATCCATGGTTAAACTGTATTTATTGTGAGTCAACATATTTCATCAACTTGTCAAAGTCATTTAATGTGTAGTGCTTAAATCCTTCCTTCTCGCACCACTGCCCCATTGTCATCTTAGCGCCCTTGCGTAGCTTCTTATTAGGATCTGATAGTACAAAGATCAGTTCTGTGTCTGTGCAGTCCCTGATGGCTTTGTACTTCATTGTATCGCCTGTCCTGAAGAAGCCCTTTAGTTCCAAAAGTATCCCTGTGCGCGTATGTACGAAGTCTGGTTTGTACTTCCTGTGCATAGTGTAAGGGACATCAAATGGTTCATACTTAAACTTACGCTTTGGTGCTATGGCTGCAAATGAAGCCTCTAGCCCTGACCTGTAAATACTCCCTTTACGTGATCTCTTGGACTTTAGGCTCATTGGCTACCTCCGTCAAGAACCGTGGGCCTGTAGAGTACAGGAATGTGCGTAAGTCTGGATAGCAAGAACGCTTGAAGTGACAGTAGGAGCAACCTATTGGCAGCTTCATGTTACCTGACTTACCGTCAGGAACAGGGTCATTACAAAACTCAGGCGGCTCTGGCTGCTGTACAACCTCCTTTACGTGCTTGATACGTTCTACTATGTCTTCCTTCAAGACTTCGTACACAGGCGCTTGTGTGTCCTCTAGGTCATACTTTAGGAAGGCAAGGTGTCCGTTTTGCTTGTCCATTGCAAGCCAGCCTACCTCTGTGTCGCCTTCAGACTTAGCGTACCCTTTGATCTGGTCTATATAACCAAAAGGATCATCAAAAGCCAGCGTAGCGTCCTTGAACTTCTTAAATCCAAAACTACTGGTTGATTTAACATCCGTAAGCACTCCATCAATCTTACAGTCCATACTCCCCACAATGCCTTCCACTTCAGCTTGGGCTTGCTCATGGCTAACAGTGTGGCCTGACAGCCTGACAAGTAGCAACAGCATTTCCTCAATCAAATGTCCGTATAGGAACTTGACTAAGTTATTTGGCTGCATTGGTTCCTTTGGCCCTACGTTATTGTAGTGGTTCCAGAGGTACCTATCGTCCCTGCCAATGTTGGACATACGCAGCTTACGACCATCGAAGACACCGCGATTGGTGAACTCTTTACGCATCAAGTCCTTGACTGCCTCACCAAACTTTTCAATCTCTGCTTCAGCGTCTACAGACCTAGCTACGTTCTTGGTCTTCACCAGTTTGTAGATGTCATCAACAAGTGTGTGAATTGTTTTGTTACTCATTCTCACTGTCCTTGTTAAACAACGCTTCTAGCCTTTCCGCTGCCATGTCACTGAAGGCTACAAACCACTCACCACGGCGGTCATAGTGCTGCTCCAGCAAAGCATGGGCTTGCTTTTCAGCTTCTCGTCTGTCCTCAACATCCCATGCAGCAACAAGAACGTAGTCCCTGTACGGTGAGGATGTTTGGTATTGCTTCAGCCTGTCCTCTGCATCAACAGCCATGCCCACTTTGCACCAGCTAGGGAAGGCAGGGTTTCGTATCACGTACACTTGGCCTTGCTTAGAGTCTTCATAGTTCTGTAGAGAACTAAAGGCTGCATCAGTAAAACCTTTGTAACGCCCCGGCTTATGTAGTGGGTGAAACTTAGAAATATACTTACCATCAACAAACATTTTAGTACGGTCACTTTTACGTGCGCGTGCCCTGCCCTTTTCAGGGTCATCTTTATACCAATAAGGGCGGCCTGTCCTTGGGTTAATCTTAGTGGGTTTCTGACCAGTTGCTACCGACATTATATTCTCCTGTTAGTGGACATCTTAAGCTGTAATGAAGACCAGCAGCCTCTATGCAAGATACTGCTAATCTCCCGTACTTATCTTCCTGACCCTGTGCTACTTCAGCCTGCACTTCATCGTGAATGTTACCTACAAAGTTATAGTCCAGCCTGTACCCCTGTGCATATTCATCTAGGATAACCAGAGCTTTCTTCATAACTATAGCACCAGCGCCCTGTAGTAGCGTGTTCAGTGCTGAGTGTGCGCTACGTACCTGTAGCTGCCTTCCGTCTAGTCCTTTAAGGTATCCTCCTTTAGCTTTTGCTGCAACTCTTTCAGTAAGATCCCTAAGTGCTGGGAGACCAGTAAGGAATCTTGTTCTAAGCGCAGAGCCAGTACGCGCATTTCCCCCGACAATCGTACCAAGTTTTGCATCTCCTGCTCCGTATAGGAAGGCATATATGAAAGTTTTAGCCTGATCTCTCGATTCAAGTCCTGCAAGTCTTTGATTGGCTGTGTGAATATCTCCGTGGAGAATTTCATTGGTGTACTCCTTATCTCCCATATAGTGCGCCAACATGCGTAGTTCTAGTCCACTGGCATCAAAGCCGACCAGAGAGTACCCTTCAGGTACAGTCCAGCATGACCTGCACTCTTTACCGTATGGAGCGCGGGAGGCAGGCACCTGTGCCAGATTAGGCTCTGAGTGTGTCATACGGCCTGTTACAGCGCCGTTGGTGTTCACTCTGCCGTGTACTCTACCGTCATCGTCAGCAGCGTCTATCCAGCTTTTTATCTGTGCTACACGCTTCTGTACCATCAGGTACTCCGCTATCAGTTGCGCTTCCGGTATGTCAGTGATATTAGACAGTACAGACTCATCTACAATGGCGTGTCCCTTCTCTGTAAACTTTGTGGGCTTCCATCCAAAATGCTGTAAGTATCTGCCGATCTGCTGCCGTGATCCTAAGTTAAACTCAGGGAAGTCAATGCGACTAAACGGGCCACAAACGTCACCCCACTGCTCACCTAGAAACTTTAGACCTACGGCAGAGAGCGTATGATCTTTCTTACACCGTGGCGTAACTTCCTTGATAAATGTAGGGAGAGGACGAAAGGTGTCCTGTACTTTGTCTTCCAGTTCATATTTTTTTTCCTTTAGCAGAGCTAATAGTTGGTGTGCATATTTTAGATCCAATAGCCAGCCTATCCTGACCTGTCTGGCGGTTATCCGCTGCACCTCATGTTCTAGTTTTATTGAGTCTATCTCAAAACCATCCAGTTCTCTCAGTAGGTGCTGGTACAGTTTTTCAGTTACTTCGACATCGCGTACACAATATTTTTCCATCTCAGGTGACAAGCATGACCAGTCAGTATGGTCGCCCTTAGAAAACCCAAGACGCTCGCCCCATGCGCGTAGGCTGTGTCCTCCATCGCGGTTAGGACTACTCAGGCGTGACATGACCAGCGTATCCTGTACGCGCTCACGGTCTACCTTGATTGCCCATAGGCGCTCCAGTACAGGCAGGTCAAAGCCATATAGGTTCTGTCCTACTACTGGGAACGTGCCTTCCAGCGTAGCTGCTAGCGACTCAGCATCGTAATGCTTACGTACCTCACCGTCCTGCTTTGTTACTGCAATCCAGATAACACTGGGGTTTAGCCCATCAGTCTCAATATCTAGGTACAGTTCGCTGTTAGAAGTCATCGTCTACATCCTTGGGTGCTGCTACTTCAGCCATACGCCCTGTTGTCCTGTCGTACTTCAAGTAGCAGGCTGCTCCTGTCAAACCAGCGTAGCGATTCTTTAGGATACGTACTGTAGTTGTGTTACGCTTATCCTCGTCCTCGTCCTGCTGGTTACGCTCCAAGCCAATCACCATGTCCGACAGTTGCGCTATCGCCTGTGAGCCTCGCAACTCACTCAGGCTAATCCTGCCTCCGTCCTCATGCGGCTTACCTGTGGTACGCTTTAGGTGCGACACCAGAAACAGTCCTACACCTAGCTCCTGCACCAGTGTACGCAGGTTAGTCATAATGGCGTCGATAGCCTTACGCTCGTCCCCGTTCTCCTGTGCTGACACTACGATGGACAGGTGGTCGAGTATGATCCACTTACAGTCCAGCGCCTTAGCCATGTGGCGTATGCGAGACAATAGTTTGTCCTCGCTTGTACTGCCCCAATGGTCAAACAGATAGAACCGTCCAGTACCTAGTGTTTGCTCCCAGAATGGAAACGCAGCGTCGGAGTCTAAGTCTTCCTCTAGGTGCAATGGGCAGTCAGCGGCTACCGACATGATGCCCAGAGCAGTCCGCGCTACGTCTTCCTCAAGCGCAAGTATGCCAATGTTGTCCTCTGTGGCGTTGAGTAGGTAATACTCTAGCTCCCTGACAATCTGTGACTTACCCATACCTGATCCACTGGTGATGGTCACTAGCTCGTATGGCCTGAATCCCTTGGTCATGTCGTTAAGACCTTGCCACGGATATGGTATAGACTTAACCTTCATCTTGCCAGTGATGGCGTCCCATGTGTCCTTGCCACATATAATGCCATCAGGCTGGTAAGATTTAGCGTCCCACCATGCCGACACAAAATCCCGTACCTTGTTGGCTACCAGCATCTCGCTAGCGTCCTTCATAGGCAGCGTACAGATTTTTAGCTTGCTGGGGCTGAATATGTCTTTGATCTCGTCAATGGCAGTCTGTCCAGCCTTGTCGCTGTCGAAACACACCACTACCTGATCGTAACCTTCCAGCCACTCTAATTGCTCTTTTATCTCCTTTGCTGCTGATGATGCGCCAGAGCGTAGCGACACCACGTCCCATTTATTGTCGAACATCTCAGACACGCTCATAGCGTCCAGTTCGCCCTCTGTTATCGTTATGAATTTACCCTTGCCACGGCAGGTATTCTGCCCGAACAGCCCTACGCCCTGCAGTGTGCCTGTTGCGTAGAAGTCTTTGTTCTGCACCACACGCACCTTGCTGCCCTTCACCTCATTAGTGTCGGTTGCATAGTACGGATAGTGGTGTCTGCTTATTGTCCCTGACCTATCAAACTCCACAGTAACGCCAAACTTGGCGCAAGTAGCCTGTGATATTCGACGCTCTGGGATAGCGGCAGTGGCACCGTTAAACTCTAGCGGTCTTTTTTCTGCAATGCTCACAACTTCACCATTGGCGCTTTCGCGGTGGTTACACCCAGCGGAGAAGCAGTGGGCCGACCCGTCACTATAACGGGCCAGCGCATCACTACTGCCACACACTGGGCAGGCTTCATGCTTTACGAACTTAGAGTTCTGCATCTATTCCAGACGCGTCTTCAGCAAGTTCTAACACTCGCACAGCGTTAAGATAGGTAGGCGTCCCATGTACTGGGTGCGCTGGGCCTGTCTTGTAACTAATGCGTACCGTAGAGCCACGAGGTATGTCACCAGTAAAGGGGTTATCATTGGCGTCAATAATCTTCACCGGGAACTTGCTGGCAAACTTTCGCTGTGCCATGTTCTCGTACTCTTTGATTTTCACACCCTGAGCGGATAGCATCTCAGCCGTTGCATCGTCCAGAGTACCCGTCAAGGTAAACCGTCCAGTATCCTGACCCTGATACGACTCAGTTTCACGCAAGTTACTAAAGGCTACCTTCATTTCTGCTACAGCCATCTATAGACTCCTTATGGTTATTGTAGATTACTAATAATGAAACTTTAAGAATATACATTATGTTTATTCCTTCGCTTCATAGGTATATTATACCAGCTTTTCAGATTAACGCAACACCTCCTAGTTAAATAATTCAAATTCAAGATCGTCTAACTGTCCTTCATCCAGATACAGCGACTCGTACTCCTGTGCGATTATCGCCCTGTTGGATATAGTGTAACAAGTGTTACACAGGTCTAAATGCTCCCCTGTTTTATGGTCTTTTCTGGACAACTCAACGTCGCTCAATGGGCCGCTATTGCACGCTCTGCATCTCATTAGTGTAACTCCCTGTGGAATAAATTTTTGTGTAGCTCGTCTACCTGTTGGTCAGTGTGGTTGGCTAAAGTCAACGCTAGCCAGCTTGTGGCTGCACTAGCTAACTCTGCGATGGTCGCATTGTTTATTTGGTACTCTATTAGCTCGTTTTCTTTCCTGTCGCGTTCGCTAATCTCCTGTGGCTCGTTATCGTCCGTAATGTCTAGGTCTGGGTGTGTTGTACTCATGCTGCTAATAACCTCATTGGTGGTTGTCGATTCTCAGGCCATCTCATGTCGATAACCTGTGGCTTGTACTGGAAATAGTATACACGGTATGCCTCCAGACTGCTAGCGCGTTTGCACTCGTCAGGCATGCACTGTGGTGGTGGTGTATGGTCTATTGATCCTAGTTCTGGACTAGGTATGCCCACAGGAGGATTCCATAGCGCCTCTGAGCATTTTTGCCACGATAGGTGCACCTTCCCATAGCGTTCTGTGTACTCGTCCGAAAGCGCCTTAAAATGCCTGTAAAGCCATCTATAGTTTGCTGCACTTTCCCTAGCCCATATAGTGCTAGGATGATTCCTGTGCGCTACTTTATACGGTACGTCGTGGTTGCCGAACTCATGGTGCGCTGTGCATAGCATCTGCGCTGACTCTAGGATCATTTTGACCACATGCTTGTCACACTGCCACACTGCTGCACGCACAGGATCTGTGGATATGTAGAATATGTTCATGCTATTGCCTTTTCTGCCTGCTCAATAAAAAACTTAGTCTGGCGACGTATTGTCCATGAGAATTCCTCACTGTCAATGCCCTGTGTAAACAGCATGTCCTCTAGCAGCCTACGTGCTGCCGGTTCTGTTAGGCTGTCCACTATCTCATAAACTGATTCCATTAAACGCTCGTCGTTAGCTTCTTTATACTCGTTGCTCATTTGTTACCCCTGTAGTTATATCGCTTCTTTTAATTCTTGCACTATGTCGTGAATTTCATCGTATGTTATGTCGCAATATGTGCAGCCTAATAGTCGCACAGTTATGCCCTGCTCGTCAAATATCTCGCTGTAGCCCTCAAAAAGCATCGCGCCGCCGTCGCCATCAGTATAGACAGCGTTATAAGTCCCGCTGTATTCGTCCTCAAACCACGCTGTGTGAGGAACACCACCACACCGCCATGCTTGGTCTAGCCCTAGTCTGTATTTCGCTTCAATTTCTTCTAATGTTGTCATAGTTAAAATCCCCAAATGGTTAGTGTTGATTCCCAGTCTACCACTAGCGCCGCCAACAATGCAAAAGCTAGTGCGTAGTGATACCAGTATACTTTTTCGTTTTCCATTGTTATATGCTCCCTAAGTTTTTAATTTGCCAATTCTTGCTGCTAGTATTCTGTCGGTACCAGTTAACTTTTGCAAGCATTTGTGCGCGTGTACCTGTCGCGTTTAGCTTGTTGTTTATAAGTAGTGCGTACATTTATGCAACCTCTAGTAGTGTTATAACTTTTGCCATTGTTTTCCCATGTGCTGGATATGCTACCACAGGAACATCCTTAGACCAACATGCGCGACATGTGCCACATTTGCCTGCACGCTGGTATGCCTCGCACACTGTCATGCTGTCTGTTGCATGGTCTGGCGTAGGTATAATGGTGCTGGTAGTCTCGCCAGCAATAACGCCACCTTGCACACTGTCGGACGATAGGCGCACGACTACGTTAGGTAACGTCTGCATGTCAGCGATTACGCTAGTAAACTTGTCGAACTTGTGCATGCGCGTAGGTAGCCAATGCCTTACCCATGGCGTGCGCTGCATGACCTGTAAGATCTTATGCGCTAGCGGTAACACTGCCATATCGCCAGAGTCAAACCATCGGAAATAGCGGTCGTTGTCCAATTCCGCAACTATGTCATCAACCCAGTCATCACGCCGCCAATCCTCCCAGTTATGCAGTCTAGGTGCCTTGACGTTAGGAAATCTATAATTACCTGTGGTTGCATAGCAGCCCTTGCAGGCATCAACTAGCGAACCGTCGGCATTCTTACTGCCGGGGCATGTGTCGAGTGCCTGTAACGACCATGACCTGCACGGCATTTTTGATGCTTTTGATAGTTTGACCATTGTTTTGTACCTGTTTTTTAATCTATGTGGCAATGTTACCAGTGTTGCCCACTGTGTACAATGGGCAACAATAGAACACTAGGCCGCTATTGTTTCGTCTATTAGTGTCACTGGTATGCCATGCTCTCTGACTGCCTCGTTAAAAATACCTGCTAATCCTTCGCTTTCAGAATACCACTCTTTTAGCTGTTCTAGAGTCTCTGGCATGTCGTGTGCGGTGATCTTGTCTATGCCTAAGTATGCCTCTATAGCGCGTGATAGCCTATTGTATTCGCTCCCTATGTGTAGGCGTTCTGTCCAGTTGTCTAGGCGCGTAGCGTTGATCTTGTCGCCTATGTCGTTGCGTATGTCTAGTAATGTAGTGAATGTGTTCATTTGGTTTGCTCCTTAGTTGCTAAATAAATCTGCCCTTGGTAAAACACCTCGTTATAAGAAACGTCGTTGATTGTTATAATGCTGTGAAAATTAGGGTATTGGTTTATTGTGTCCTTATGTGCTAGTACGTGCTTTGTGTCTGATCCTTCTAGCAGCACGCCTTCATATAAAGCATTTACCGCTATCTCGTATACTTTCCAGTTCTTATCTAATTGTTCCAATTCTAGCGTTGATAGATTCATTTTGTTTACCTATGTAGTTATTAATTTGTGAAGCCATGATAGCGTCTGCATCACTGGTGTCAATAACTATTTGATCTATGCATATAACTATATGGTAGTTGTAATGGTTTGGATTGTGTGCTTGTGGTTACTTGTGATGACCTATGGGGTACTATAGTTCCCCTCACATGTCAACATTTGCATACTCCTGTTAACTATGGTAGACCCCAGCGCCCCAAGCATAACACAACCCCATTGTCAACCTTGCATTCTATTGTAAACTATGGTAGGCCATAGAATCCCTAGCATTGTTTGCTATTGTTTGCAAGTGTTGACATAAGGGGGCGGGTGTGTTATGGGGGCCGGGGGAGGGTTGACGCTCTGTTGTATTATTATAGTACCCGCTCACGTACAAAATAGGCCAAAATTAGGTCAAATTGACCAATAATCCTCTCTAGTAACCTCTTGTATACAAAAGAAAACTACAATTTAGCAAAAACACACTAAAAGGACACTCTTATAACTAAATAATCTAAAATAATGCTTGACTTTTGACACAAAATATGATATAATCAATAAGTATTCTTAGGTACTAAGGTAAATACTTTATGGATCAACCTAAACGTAAAAGAGGGAGACCAAGGAAGACCGATGTAGTCTCTAAAACCTCTGGAAACAGGGGTAAAGTAGGGCGGCCTAAAGGTGACGCTAGCATTATTAATGAATATAAGGCTAGAATGCTTGCTTCACCTAAATCTAACAAAGTTCTGGATAGTATTTTTAATGCTGCTCTTAACGATGACCATAAAAATCAAGCGGCAGCATGGAAGCTAGTAATGGACAGGATGTTGCCTTTAAGTTATTTTGAAAAGGATTCAGCCAGTGGGAGACAGTCT